AAGGCCTGGACATTGAAAATTGAGTTACTGGCAGAGATAGTGTTCGGAGCCTGCTGCTCAGCAGTTACGATATTCATGTTTTCCATCATCATTCCCCTTATGCCTGAGAACGCAGCGCTTCAAGGCGGCGCATGTCAAAGTCGTTCAGTTCGTCGGTGTAATCATTGGTAATCGGTGCTGGCCACTCGCCAGTATCGAAGCCAGTGGCGATGGCGCGCATTGATTTACGGTACTCAAGCATGCCCAGCTCCAGCAGTTCTTCAGATGCCTCAATGATGGCGATCCAGTGATAGTTCTCGTCTTTGTTGACGAAGATCCAGAAGAACTGGTCCAGCGCCGCGGTTTCGCAGTACATGGCAGCGCTCAGGTGGTAATCGCGCTCGATGATTTCCCGATGAAGTTTGGCGCGCAGACCTTCCTGCTTAACGTTCCACATGCTGATGGTTTTCAGATCGGCACCGATACGCACGCCGTCCAGGTCGATCTCGAGGTCAGGGCGCACACGTACTTCCAGACCGGTCTCCTCGTCAAAGCCGAAGTAGCTCACCTCAACGGCACGGCTTGGGTGCTGGAGCAACATGCCAGCTGTTGGATGTGCCAGTAGTGCGGACTGAATGGCCTGGGCAGTTGCCAGCTGCTGGCGCGTTACCAGGATTTTGTCACCCGGATTATCGCGCCACGCATCAAGCAGTTCGTCAGCGAATACCGCATCCGGTTTCACCGATTTCACCGCTTGGATCATCTCCGCTTTGGTACCGGAAACTTTTAGTGGTGCCGGTTTCTGCGCTTCCTGTGCCACCAGGTCAGGGTTGATGATATCCAGCTGCTCCAGCAGCGCGTCACGGCTGCCATTGGTTTTAACCGGCACGGGCAGGATGGCGTTGTACTCTTTGATGCATGACTTCATTGCCGTTGCCGTCTGCTTCTGGTCTGCCTCGATACGCTGGAAGTCAGCTGGCAGCGCCATGTAGTTCTGTGCCGTTTCCTCCAGGCTTGCGCCCAGCGGCAGTTGTGCGGGTAGTGTGGCGTTATACTCTTCCAGCAGCGCTTTTATATCGTCTGTACCCAGCAGCGCGGGCAGACTGGCATTGTGTACGTCGATGAACTCGCGCAGTGTAGCGGTGGTGGTAAAAGCACCTTCAGAGATTTCCGGCTCCACACTGAACTCTTCAACGAGGTTTTCCGGTTGCAGGGCCAGTGCATGGACCAGGTTACCCATATCCAGTACTTTGGACGGCGCGCGCTGGATGGTCTTGGCGACGTGGCGCGCGTTGAAATACATCAGGCTCACACGGGCATCTTTAACCTGTGTGCTGCTGATCCCGTTCGCTGCGTGATAAACGTTGTTTGGTAAACCTTCATAACGACCCGGTTCGAAGTAGGCAGGGTATTCGACAGCTGGTTCGTCCCGCTGCACTTCCGGCTCATTTTGTGTCACTTCTGGCACACTCTGGTGTGCAGAATCGCTATTCTGGCTGGCATAATCCGTTTTTTGGTTGCCACCCGCCGATTCTTTATTAGCGAGGCTAGGTGCGGCAGCAGCCAGTATCTCTGCCGGCGCTACGGTAACTGCTTGCGTATCATCTGCATCAACGCCTTCGCCTGGTTGTACCGGATCAGTATTTTCGACTTTCTCTGGCTGAGTCGCTTCCATCTGCACATCGCTGGTGGTCTCCGTTGCGTTTTCCGTTTTTACGACTTCATTTGAGGAGGTATTGATGACCGGGTCGCTATTTCCCCCCATCAAGCCTCCGATTGAGAACATGCCGCTGCCGAGATTCTCAACCTGTGGCTGGTGTGCTGCCGCTTCAGGTTCTGCCACTGGCGCAGGCAGCGTCAGTAACTCAACTGCGGAATTAAATTCAGTCGTCATCGTCTGGCAAACAAACTCGAGGTGTGCAGCTGGTGTCAGGTGGATATTTTCCGGCGCGATGCGCACCAGGTTGAAGATTGCAGTGCGGTTAACTCCCAGGACGCCCGGCTGATTACGCAGGATGTTGCTCCATGATTTCCACGGATCTTCTTTCTTCGTAACGATCTCTTTGGCGCGGCGAAGGATGCTGCCTGGGATCTCAAAGTGGTTGAAGTCCATCGGAAGCAGGGCGCAGGCAATCTCAAGATCGAGGGTGTCAAGTGTATGGTGTGCGCCTTCGCCACGGTCGGTAACATAGCCGCCGTCGGCATTAGTTCCGGAATCAGTACGCTGCAAGCTGCTAATACGATTACCGGCAGCCCATTCGCGAACGAGAATGCCACGGTCAATGTAATCAGTTGCAGCCCACATTCTGGTGAAACGGAGTACCAGCGCGAGTTCGTGACGCTTGTCCTGGCTGAACACTTTGCGAATGGCGTCGGTGTATCGCCAAAGGTCTTTGGTATCGTAACCCTTAATTTCTTCACAGTTTTCAGCCGCCAGCAGCAGGTTCTGGACGTAGCTGTTGTCAGTGTCCATCTCCAGCGCGCTGATACCTTCGTATTCTTCGCGGGTTAAGTGGTGGCGCAGTTCGTCGGCGGTGAACTGGGCGAGTAGCTGCTTCCGGAAGGGCATACGAACGACTGGATAACGTGTGGTTTCGTCATCATTCTCGTCAATCTGAATACCGGTTTCAGGTTCTGGATCCTGACCGGTTTTAACGTCGGCGTCGCTGGTGATTTCTGATTTGAGAAGATTAAGCTTTCCGCTTCTCCACTCTGCAACTAACTGATTGCGATCTCCAGCATCTGCTCTCGTCCAGTCAGCCATGAATGTAGCGATAATTTCAGTTTCGTGCGCTTCATCTGGAGCGAATACCTGTTTAATCGCCTGAACCAGTTTCCACTCAGCGTTCAGGCTGAGTTCGGCAACTTCAGGGATATCGTTCTTCGCCAGCAGCAGGTTCTGGAGATAGGTGTTGCCTTCATCCAGAGACATTTCACTGGCAGCCAGCTGCTGCTCTTTAGTGATGTGTGACTGGTAATTGTCGCTGGTCAGGTGGACGGCAAAACGGACCGCTGGAGTGCGGTTTTCAAGAGGGACACTCTCGACGTTAGTTTCGACTTTTACGGTCGTTTCCGGTGCGGCAGTCTTGTCCACTGCTCCAGTAGACTCAGCACCAGCCTTTGGCAGCCAGGTGCGTCCATCGTCCTGGAGTGCGTAGCGCTTGCACTAGGTGTAATCCACGGTACTTTCTTCAGGCAGGTCGTTATAGACCGGAAAATCGGTGCGAACAGGTTTGGCGTAATCTTTACCGCGTCCGGTTTCGATACCAGCATCTTCCAGCTCAACATCGAGCGTCAGAGCTGCGCGCGCATCTGATTTCGCAGTGAACCAAATCACTGCGTCTTCTTTGCCGGATTTCTGCGTAGCCTTAACTACATAGAAAAATTCCATGTGAGATCCTCTTTTTTGGATGTAAGATCCCCGGGCCAGAGATAGCGCCCATTGGGTGAACTTTGGTTTTTAAGTAGTTTTCCGGTGTAACTTTGGTCGGGAGCACCGGACGTACGGGCCGCCTTGCGCGGCTTTTACGTTATGCCTCGTGGGCCATCTGGTCGTACGAAGCACAACGTTCAGAGCAGTATTCTTTTTCTTTGCGCGCCAGCTGTGCGCCGTTGCGATAGAGAAGAGTACTTTTGACTGCTTCCTGCGGTTCAACCGGCTTGCCGCAGTACCCGCATTTAGTTGAGTTACACATCTGGATTCCCCTTTTGTGCCAGCAGGTAACATAAGCGGCGAAGAATCACTTCGAAGAAGTTCAGTTTCACGGCCTGCAGCCGTCCTGGTTTGCGTGCAAAATCAATCATTTTCATCCTCGTTTGCCTTATCGCCGGCCAGCGGAACGTTTTTACCCGATGCGCTTTAAGTAGTACTTACAGCAATGTAACTAAGGGTTTTATTGAGCTGATTAAATCACTGGTTTATATGTGTGTCAATCATGGGTTTTTGTTTGGGGACGGTTAGGCGAAAATTTCTTTAAACTGCGAGGGAGTGCAACGCCTCATTAATGAGTGTTTGTAGAGAAGTGACTAGGAAAAGGCATGTGATAGAGACGAAGGTGGTCTTACAGACTTAAGAAAGGTTTGAAGATTGTGGGATAAAAAAAGTCCCGGCAATGGATCCGGGACTTCGATTACTGTAATACAGCTATGTTAATTTTTTGATTTATTATCAAGAAGTTGCAGCAATTGCTGCTTCTCATCTTGATTAAGCTTTTTAACAGTGGATTTAACATTTTTTTCTTTCATTTACTCTCCTTCATTGTAAACGTAAGCGAAATAAACCAGTATAAACAAGACATTGCATAAAGGATTGGTCACTCAACAATTCATTTTTTTCTTGATTTCACTATGACATAACATCATCTTTATCGCCAGCAGAATTCTCTGCACCAGGCTCTATGTCAGCGATAGGTAAATTACCATTATCACTGCCTTCAACGGAAGGTATGTGCTGCTCTGGGATCAGTGGCACAACGTTGTCTTGAGACGTTTCTTCAGTCTCTTCATCATCGACATCCGACTCGTCAGATGGAATTTCGAATCCTCTACTCAAGGCTATCTCACGCAGTTTTTCAGAAAGTTCCGGTCCTATGAGTTTAAAAATGGGCATTTCCATGACCAGGGCTTCCACTAACTGCGGTTCTTCTAAAGATTGAGCCATCTTTAATGTTATTTCTTCCTGTTCAAGCAGAATGGATAGTCCGAAGCTTAACCAGAGATCATCGAGTTTGATTGCTTTCTCGAGATCATCTTGAAGAGAAGAGTGAATATCTGAAGGTATAGATTTACCTTCAAGTTTAAGAATAAGTGCTCTATTTAAATTAATGAAGGATTTATGCCTTTCACCAACACTTTTCTTATGAAGAATAGTAAGCAATTTATTGGCATGAATAAAATCACCATATGATATTAAGTCTACTATTGCGCTAATGACCCGTGTAATATCTTTGTCAGTTAGACTTGTTAACTCCGATAATTTATCGATGTCATTATTTATATCGGATGTTTCTTCTAGTTTTAGCTTGGAACGTATAAGCATTGATAATGCTTCGACTGAGAAAGATAATTCTAAAGAACGTTGGGCGTATTTCTTGGCTGCAGTGAAATCCCCTTCTCTAAATGCTGCATTCGCAATGAATGCATTTGGGGTGCTATATATATATACTTCGTGACCGTCATTAAGAAATTCAGCCTCTTTTAACATTTTTTCTAAGGCGAGTCGTGCACTGTCGTCCGAAGGATCCATTTTATACTTCGACATTTGAGCATGAAGTTTGTTAATGAATTCTTTTGCCGAATTTATTTTTAAAACATGATCTTCTAAAGTTTTCATGTCTTTTTTGATCAAGGCATTAGTTATATCATCATCACCATCAAGTTCGGTGAAGTATTTATCTAGTTTTTTAGAAAGTGCAGAGTAGGGATCGGCTACTTCTTCTTGTAAGGAAAATCCTAATTCATGATGAATTTCAGCCATTAACTCATCAAATCCTTCAATTTCAATAAGATGGAATCGAGGGAATCTAGCTAAGTTCTTGAGCTCTTCTGGTAAAGTGGCATCTTTACGAACGCACCAATATATACCATGTGGAAAACTATTGTCTGAATGTAAAAGTGTATTCAGTGTATCCATAATAGAGCGGTCGTTTCCGGCATAGCCAATGACTATCATACCGAACTCATTAGCATACTGTCTGAATTTAGTTCTCATGTTATCTTCAAGAGATTCCAATTCACGTATCGTATTTTTAATATCATCAAACAAGAAATCACCATGTAATTTAATGATTTTCGGCCTGTTTGAAGTAAGTCTGATATTTTTTATACTAGAATCATGCGCGCAAACTACTGGCCTTAAATTACTTGAGAATGTGTAGCATGCTTCGTTAATTAAATCATCAAAGTTTGTCGTGAATATTGTGTTGAAGGTTTTTTGTTTGAGAAGATTTACAAGATATACATATCCCCAAGATGGAATGCTATTTACAATGCAATTCTCAATAAATTCACGTCTTTGGGTTGGTTGATCATATAAGGACTCAAATAGTTCTGAGTATTCATTACTTTGGTTGTGCCAAGGTTGTTGTTTAAGAAATTCCTCGCCATGCATTTCACAATAGGAACTTCTCCACTCCTCAATCATTTTTGAAGCACTTTTTATACCACTAGTAATACTTGCGCCTGCGCCTAGAAAAAGTGTGAAGTTAGGGTGGTGATCTTTAGTTGTACGCAATATGTTAATAAGATGTTTTTGCGGTTTACGTTTCATAAGACCCTTTATATAATAGTAGGCCGCTAAAGATAGATGTAATAGCTTATAGACATACGCTTGTGAACATCACCTTCAGCTTTTATATATAATAAAAGAGAGTACGAACACTCTCTACTATTTAATGCGTCCTCTCATATACTTCTCGTACAACTGATCTAACTCCTTAAGTCGAAGCGCAAATATGCGTAGCATATTTTGCTGCTCCTCTTCAGGAAGTTGTCGATAGAGTTCAAGGAGGCGTTGTTCATCAGGCTTAAGTCCATCCTTCTCACCGACTTCCTCACCAAGTAACCATGCCACAGAAACTCCTACGGAATCAGAGATCGCTAGAGCAGATTTTTTACTAATTACGCCCTTTTTGAACCAGCCGTTAACCGCTTGAGGTGTTACTCCAGCTATACGCGCCATATCGGCTTTCGTAATACCTCGAGCGTTAATTTCGCTGAGACGCTCTACGAGTATTTGATTCGGTTCTTCTTTTCTCATGTGGTCATTGTAAATATTTGGTTTATACAAGCAATAAATCCATGGTTTGCATAACGTGTAAATCTGTGGTTTACTTTTGCTGTCTTTCAGCAGGGAGAACTTATGTCTGGACTTGATAAAGCAATTAAAGCCGTTGGATCAGCAAGGAAACTAAGCACTTTTCTTGGGGTATCTAGCATGTCTATTAGCCACTGGAAGAATCGTGATTGCGGTGTCATTCCGCCCAATTATATTTTTCCAATTTTCCACTTCACCGGTGTAACTCCCCACGAGTTACGCCCTGATCTCTACCCGAACCCCACTGATGGTTTACCTAAACAGGAGCCTTAACAATGCAAACTGTTTCAGTTCAACAGAGTAGCAGAGCTTCCTCTAATTCACTGATATTCCCGTGTCATCAAAGCGAATCGGCAGCGCAGGATATTGATCATCGCGATATTTGCTCTGCGGTCCGAGCCTGGGCAGCGGCAGAAGGGCGCATAGCTGTTGCAATTCAAATCCAAGAAGCAGCGGAAGAACTCCAACTTGATGGCGTGGATGTGTCTGGGCAGGCTGATGTCTGGAACGTGAAGCTGTTCCGATGGTTGGACAACAAAGAAAACTCCGCATCTTACCGAAAGAACGTCGAACAGCTGGTGCCCGCGATCATGTCTGTATTACCGCTTCGATACCGCGACCGTGTCGTTAAAAACGACTCGTTTGCCTACCGAATGGCCAGGTTGGAAAAAGAGGTGAGTGAGGCGAAGCAAGCTCTGATGCTCGATGCACCGAAGAAGGAAAAGCTGAAGGAGTTAGGTGAGGGGATTTTTGAGATGTTCCGTGTCGATCCGGACCTAACGGCGCCGCTGCTGGCAATGGTCACAACCATGCTGGGGGCAATGTGAAGACTTCAAAAATGGCGAAAGCCGGTCTGCGCGAACAGAACCGACTTTCTTACGCATCAGTTGTTAGGCAAATGCGGAGCTAAGTATGTCAAATACCGCCGAAATTATCAATTTCCCCAATCAAACCGAACAACCGGGAGGTCGTATGGCCGACCTGTCGAACGGGTATACCAAGATCGCCAATGAGATCCAGAAGCTTAAGCCTCGCCTGAGATTATCAGGCCGAGAATGGCAGTGTTTTGAGGCGGTGATCTGGCTTACCTACGGCTGGAATAAGAAACAGGACCGAGTAACGAACACGGTGATCGCTGAGCTTACAGGGCTGAGTGATTCGCATGTTTCCGATGCGCTCAAATCCCTCACAGAACGCAAAATTATCTTCAGTCAAAAGCAGGGCGTAATGAAAATTGTCGGTATAAATACTGACCTTTCAGACTGGATTTTGGACAAACCGAAAACGGGAAAAGTCTTCCCGAAATCGGGAAAAGTGTTACCGAAAACGGGAAAAACCTTCCCGGAAACGGTAGACACCCAAGACTATAACAAGAACAGTAGTAAAAGATCCTCGTCTCGGAATTCTGAAGAATCCCGAAACCAGAAAACTCAAGAGTTTCTCTATCGCCACCCTGAAGCTGCCGATGGGATATACACTCCGGCAGGTAAATCATGGGGAACGGCTGATGACCTCAAGGCCGTTCGCTGGATTTACGACAAGCTTCTCACCGTTAATGCGTCGCTATCTGAGCCAAACTGGGCTGAATGGGCAAACACCATCAGGCTAATGCGTGTCCAGGACAATCGTACTCACTACGAAATCTGTGACCTGTTCCATTGGGCCAACCGGGACGAGTTCTGGAAAGACAACATCCTGAGCCCTTCTAGTCTACGCAAGCAGTGGGATCAGCTCACCACCAAACGACTGCGCACAACCGGAGCGGCAAAGCCATCCCCGGGCAACATCGACCTGCATAACACCGACTGGATTGACGGGGTGCTGGAATGAAAAACCTTGCCGAGGGTATTCGCAATTTTGACCGCGAACAGGCACGCCGTGTGGCGCATAACTTGCCTGAGCAGTACAGCGAACGGGAACAAACGCAGCAGGTGGCGCAGATTATCAATGGCCTGTTCATACAGCTGGCGGCCGCGTTCCCTGCAAGCCTGGTTAATCGCAGCCAGGAGGATGTGAACGAGATCCGCCGTCAGTGGGTGCTGGCTTTCAAGGAAAACGGGATAACCTCCCTCGAGCAGGTTGAAGCTGGTATGCGTATGGTACGTCGCCAGGAGCGACCGTTCCTGCCTTCGCCTGGCCAGTTCATCAAGTGGTGCAGGGAAGGGCGCTGGGTGCTGGGGATCACCACCGCAGACGTGATGGCTGAATACTGGAAGTGGCGCAAACTGGTGTTTCGTTACCCGAGTAGTGAGCAGTATCCGTGGCCGAAGCCGGTTTTTTACCATATTTGCCTCGAGCTGCGGCGCCGCGGAACTGATGGTCAGTTATGTCAGAAAGAGCTCGAGCGTGAAGCCAGTGACATTCTGGATATGTGGGAAAAGCGGGTGCTGGCCGGGAAGCCGATCCCGCCTGTTCGTAGGGCGTTAGCGGCTCCAGTTACTTCGAAGGGGCCAACACCGGCAGAGCTTTTGAAAGCTAAATATCAGCGGATGAAAGCCGATGGCAGAGCGTAGTGAGGAAATGGTCTGTTATGAGCGAGGAGCAGAAGTTCACAGTTGATCTCGCAGCCAAATAGTCGCATTACTTACATTGTTGTGTGTTAATCAACGGGAAGCAGATCACAATATGTGATAGGTATTAGCGACAAGGAGTAAACTTTGGCTAAGGTTACGAGAATTCAGGCCAGGCAGTATGCAGAGGATAATGGGGGATTTATTGTTAGGATGGTTTATTGTTGACCACTACAGGGCGTTTAGGGTTGTTTGATAGGTTAAAGGTCTAGTAAACGTTAAGCCTTTTAAAAGAATGGCGTTAAAGATACATATGAAAAGGAGGGGGAATGGGAGCAGCAATATCAAGTACTACAAGTCTTTCACCAAGGGTATTTCTGAAAGCTAGAAGACCTGAGCGTTTTTCAGACTCAATAATAAAAGAAGTAGGTAATCTAGATCGTTCTTTTTTGGAATTTCAGCTATCTACGCTAAACAGACGAAATATGGAGTTGGCATTTGAAAATTTTGCTAAAAAACTTTGTGAAAAAGTCATATGTCCCAATTTGCTGGAGCAAACAGGTCCGGTTGCTGGTGGGGATGGGAAGGTAGATACGCAAACCTTTCCCGTATCAGAGCAATCTAAAGTTCTTTGGTATATTGGAATTGATGAAAATTCCAATAATGAACGATGGGCTTTTGCAGTAAGCACACAAGAAGATTGGAAAGCTAAGTGCAGGAAAGATGTCCGGAAAATAAAAGCCACTGATAGAGGTTACAAAAAAGCATTTTGTGTAACAAATATGTATGCAAAAGCTAATCAGCGAAGCGAGTTGGAAGACTCGTTAAAGAAAGAAACTGGAATTGATGTAAGAATCCTAGATGTCTCTTGGATACTAGATCAAATATTTACCAATGGCTATGAGCAATTAGCGATTGATTACTTGTCGATTGATATAAATTGGCGCCGAGAAATAGAAATCGGAGTTAATGACTACGCTAGAAATGTAAGACTGAATGAGCTCGAAGAATCAATAAAAAATGAAATAGACACTAGTAAAGTGCTCCCTCATCAATTGAATTGGTTATTAGAAGTCGCTGTATTGTCAAAGGAACTCGAAAAACCCTCAATTGAAACGCAGGGTCTTTTTCTGAGAGCTATTAAGGCGGCTGATAAATTCGGAACAAATTTCCATAGATTTAATGCTCATTATCAGTATGCTTGGGCTGCCTATTGGTGGTTTGAAGACATGGCTATATTTGGCGAGCAACTATTGTCATGTTTGCAGATAGCGAGAGGAATTGGTCAATCAGGCCAATGGGGAGATACAGTATCTCTTCTTGGCCTCTATTCTAGTTACTATCGAGATAGTGAAAGTGATTTGGATATTGAATCACTTCTTTCAGAGGCAAGAGGTGAACTAAATAAGCTTGCAGAAAAGGATGAGCGACCCAGTAATTCCTTGATGTCAAAGATCTATATTGAATTACTAAATTTGCATTCCATCAAGAATATAGGTCAAGCCTCATCCATATTTTCATCAATGCACGAAATTATGAAAGAAGGTGAGAATTTAATAGGTTTCTCATTTAATGAAGTATCCGACTTGGTTACCGAACTAGATAGTTTATTTAGTGAAATAGAAAGTTATGAAAATTTACTTGACTATATCACAGAGTATACCTCACGTCGTGAGGGAGAAATTAGGGGCGCAGTTCTCTGGCTAAAGAGGGGCGCAAAGCGCCTAGAATCTAACGAACCATATCAATCAATAAAGCTAATTGGCAAATCTCTTGGATCGCTATACAAAAAAGAATCCCAAAAAGACCTTTATACTGCATTAAATATTCTTTCAGCGGCTTACGCGAAAGTTGGATTACTTTGGGCGTCGCGTGCGAATTTATTGCTCGCCGCATCAATAGCTACAAATGAATTTTGGCGTAGCGGAGACGTTCTATCTGCCCAAGTGTATGCATATATGCGGCTTGCTAAAGTTGAACTTCAATTAGGCCGATTAAATTACGCTCTCGCATGGTGGGAGTTGGCATCTGTTGTCTCGTCTCAGGTTGAAGAAGATACTATATCAGAAACTGAATACCTTTCTTTTGATGCATACTTGTCTCAATGCATACTAAATACCCCAATTAATGGGTTAAGCTCAATTCAATGCTTACCCGATTTTTTAGATAAGGCGCAACTATTCGTTAGTAGATCTATGTTGTTATATTCATTAGGTCATGAAGATCTTGTAAAAGAAGAATACGAATTGAATATGGACAACGACTATATAGATTATCTAAAAATGGTCAGAGATATAGATTTAGGTGCACCTGTACCAGAACTAATTAATTGTGATGAAAGATATGGTCACTTGAAAAGTTACGTTATGGGGTGTGAAATTAGAGTTTCTTTTCCATTTAGAAGTCCTTTGGTAGAACTAGCGGAAACACTACTTTCTGTCTTAGAAAGTTTTTTATCAACGGGAATGGTTGATCAGGTATTTGTATATGAGTCTCGCCTTGAAATTGACATTACAGCGGATGACGATGAAGAAATTGAGATATCACATGAAGTTGATGATATAAGTGGCACTCTTAAAATGAATGTTCTGTGTTCATCATTTACCCCTGATATGTTAAACGTTTCTGGGCAAATAATTATTCAAAGATGGCTTCATAATTTTGTAATTGACGTATTCTCCCGCATTGTCAGGTTTAAAAATACAGATAGAACTCTGGAATCTATGCTTGGAGAAGATAGGGCTCTAGAGCGTTCCGTATCATTTGGATCATGCTTTGTTGGTTTACAAAACATAATGGGTAATGATGCCGTTGATCATATTAAGTCTCTTCTGCGTGATTCTGAATACAAAAAGTACGCCATGCTTCGCTCTTCGCCATGGGATTCTAGCTTTCCAAAGTCTAAACCGGCGACCAAACCATTGACCGATTTGAAGCCTGGCAAGGGAAAACCACCCAAAAGGTTGATTGATGGTGAAAGCTTGTCCCATAACGATATGAAGGTACAGGATCTTATCAAAGTAAGGTTGTGGGATAGAACTGTATGGCGTGGGACTGGATATGCAATTTATCCTAATGGAGACATTGAATTAACTTTACTTTTTGAAAATGAACAAGCTGCAGATGCTATTTTTGCAGATTTAGAAAATGAAATTGGCAGTGAAGACAGTGAAGATCGATTAAGAATATCTGTTATAAGAAATATTGATCGAAAAAACCCTGCACATTACAGAGTTTGTATTAGTGAAAACCTCACTTTTGACTCGAACAAAACTGTTCAGATGGTTGCCAGAAAAAACACTATGACCCCTTCGACATCCGAAAACCTGAACAGGTTTCTATCTGCATTTTTCGAGAGAAAAAGTTATATTTTAAGCTATGCAGCAGTTAAGGATGGACGGATTATAGAGAACTCATTAGTGAAGAGGAAATCAATCCGAAAATTTGATATTAATGTTTTAGAAGCATGGAAGATAGGGCCAAATGATATAGAAGTAATGGCCATTCATTCAGATGACGACCCTCTAATTCCAGAAGGGGTAAGTAATGCTCCTATAATTGAGTCTCTAAAAAGGAAGTTTAGTCAGTGAAACCTTATAATAAGTCAAAACAGGCGAACTTCGCAAAGTTGTCACATTTTTTGTTTCATAAAAGCCGCCATCCCCGCCAAGTCGGCGTTTGAGACGTTATATTTTAGAGGTGCATATGAAAATTGACAATAATTTAAGATGTAAGCTTGAATCAGCATTCGATGGAAAAATTATTCGGATTATGGAGGGGAACTCTGGTAGGGTGTTTTTAGTTGAAAATAATTTCACTGTACCAAAATTTTCAGCATACAAAATGTGCAAGAAACGAAGCGACCACTATACCAAGTTATTTCTTGAAGAGGCGGAAAAGTGGAACTCAATTTACAGCAGAAATATCATTCCAATTTATAAAATTGTTGAGATTGACGAGGTCTTATACATTTGCATGAGGGATGCTTCTTCAACACTTCAAGACATATTATTGAGTAGTGTTGACTCAATTACAGCTTACATAATTACACTGCAATTATTAAATGGTTTGATGGACATGGAAGATAGCGGGATTTTATATCATCAGGATTTTAATCCACCGAATATTTTAATTGAAGATCTAGGGCATCGCTTTAACATGCATGGAACGCCATTATTTCTTTCGGAAAATAAAGAGCCATTCCCTCCATCGAGTATTCATAATTCTCATAAGTATCGAATTATGATATCAGATTTCGCAATGTCAAATTATTACGTAAAAGATCATGAGAAAGGAAAGCGTGGAGGGAAGTATGGATATATTGCACCTGAGCAATATCCTATGGGACCAAGTGGTTTTTCCCCAGATAAATTTGCCCTAGGTGTGATTATGTGCATGTTATTCTCTGGTAAGCATCCGAATGGAGATGGTTTATCTCACGTTTTTAAATTGAGTAGTGATACGAGTTGGGAATTGAAAAATTGGACTTTGCATGGCGAACGATTGGTTGATGTAGGGAATAAAATAATAAAGGAGCTCATATTAAACCTTCTTTCTGTTCAACCAAGCCATAGAACAAACTATAAAAAATGTTATAAGAAAGTCTACGTGGAATTTTCAAAATTCGACCATCTTAATGCAAAAATATTCTCAGAATATAATGAATATTTTAAAGGTGATTATTCTATTCAAACTATCAATAGACCGAAATTACTAGTAAAAAAGATTTAACAAACGTTCAAGGAATCAACCTGTAAGTATCCCTGCAAAACGAACCATCAACTTATAGAGGGTCTCTGGCATACCAACGTCCGCTCCTGGCACAAAGCTGACATCCCAGCCTGTGTATGACCGTAAAAGCTACCTTCACGTGATAAGCCGCTTCGGGTAATGATGAGGCGCTTGTGCGACATGCTGAAAGACCTACTTCGATGTTTCCTGAAAGTCTGATTTGCCCAGGCTAAACGACCCTTAGAAATTTCTATGGCGAAGTAATCACATAAGTCTTCTCCACTGTGTGTTATAACCGAGTTACAAATCGCCACCACTGGCGGTTAAGAGGCATCTCATGAAACTACGTATCACAAGAGCAATCGGCCTCAGCAAGTTCTCGCCACGTTGGATTAAGGTTATCTGTTTACGGTTGACTAAAAACGATATTGAGCGCTCCCTCAACGCGCTTCTGGCCACAATTGATGAATCTGAACTTTCTCCGGAGCAAGTCAAAGCATTAAGGGAATGTGTTGACAGAATTAACCTGGCAAGGGGGAAGGGGATGCAGGTGTGAGTTCTTTCATATAAATATAATTTCTTTACCATATCGAACTATACGCTATGCCTTATACGCATAAATCAAAAGGCTAGTTGTCATTACTCCTAAATTGAATTACATGGAAGCAAAGTACTTATACATTAGTAAAAATATTGAGTTCGATAAGATAAGTAATTAAAATTAAATTAATTTTAATTTCCGTAGCCAAATCATCAACAATTTTACTGAACAATATCCCTGGTTAACAATTAACGTGCTTCTTCTATTTACTATGTTCGCTGTAAAACCATGCCTAAAAAGACATTTAGATATGGAGTAATAAACGCAAAGCAAGCTACCGATGGTTACGAACAAGACAAAACAGCTTTTTAAAAAAGCTGTTACCTATTTATTTCTGAATTAGTTCTTATTACTTAATGACAATGGCGCTGATTGGTATTTTTCTTGTTATGCTTTTAGATTTTGCTAAATATAAAATGTCATCTGCAACTCCTTTATAACCAGGGTATATAGTAGATTCTGAAAAATTCATTGCCCTAAGCAAGTTATTTATCTCAATGGAGTGTTTAGCTTTGATTTTTATTTTTACCAAGACGTCCTTTAGAGATATCTTATTGTCTTCGTTTCTTTCAGGCCCTTCTGAATATTTTTTTATTTCATCAGATATGGCAGAGTCAATCCCATGGCTTCTATTAAAAAATATATTATCATACGACTCATCATCAATTGACGAATTATCGTCTATGAGACTATTTAAATACTTAATTGTCAATTTCCTCATGTTTGTCATATCACCTGTTTCAATATATGTGAAAAGCCCTCGTTGCGAGATAACGTTATCATTCCATTGATAGTGTGGGTTGTAAATCTTTAAGGTTGAATTGTTTTTGTCTAAAATTTTAGATAATGTTTTCAGGTTAAGCATCCAAACAGATATGTAGTCTTCATCCACAAATGATTTTTTAATTTTATTAGAAGCGAAATAAGCAGCTATTTGTGGGTTATATGTCCAGTCGAGAAGTCGAGTTGGCAGTCCATAATGCTGTGCTAAAGCGGCGACTTCGGCAACTTCCTTGCTCATCCATGTTTCCAATCGATAAAGACGCATTAAAGAAGTGGCTAAAACACTTTCTTGTTCCATGCTATGTGATAATATTTTAGATTTTGGTACGTATAATCCGTGAGAATTTGCCTTTATATAAAACCTTCTTAAAACATCAAACTCAGCATTAATCTGATGAGTTTTAAGAACTTTACCAGAACTAATTATATATTTTACTGAGTCATAGAATTTGTCTTTTTTTTTAAAGCCCCTAACTGAAATATCAAATACACTCTTGCCTGGTTTGTCAATTCTGGCAGCTGAGGGTATCAATTTATAAAGATCATTTGAATGGCCACGAAAAACATAATCGCTTATATTAAATTCTGAATTCCATGGGGTAAGGTGGTTTAGAAATTGACGTGGAGTTTGACAAACGATTTCTCTATAAAAATCAGTTCCCATTTTACATCCTTAAAGAAAATATTTTGATTACAACAATCTAAGAGTGATTACTGTATTATCCAGCATATGGTCGCCGGAAACATTACACTGTGTATAGACTTCTGTCGATTGATGATCATGTAACTTTTAGTTACATGTCACAAATTTTAGGTGCTTTCTTTTCAAAGCCTTCGATACATAGCAAGCAACGAGAAGGTTTTAACACTGAGGGTTGGATCATTCACTATTACAATCATGGACTGAAAAGTAAAGAATCGCTTAATAATTCACCTTTGAGGCTCATATGATATTGGTGTAGCTTTCAACCTGCGGTGTCGTGCCCTTGTGTGCTTTGTTCCTATCAATCATTGCAAAATCCGTAACATAAGTATATATACTGTATGTGCATACAGTAATTCGTTGCGGAGGGTAAATGAAAATCGAGCTAACCAATGATTGCGTGAAGAAACTACCTGATGGAGTTATACCTGTGCTTGAGTCAGAACTGCTCAAAAGGCTCAGCAAACAGTTCGATTATTGCCAGCTTACGATTAAGCGTGTCAGTAATGATGGTTCGACTGTTTTGGGGGCGACAAGAAAGAGATTGAGCATATCGTGCAGGAGACCTGGGAAAGCGCGGACGAGTGGTTTTATTAATCGCGTGAATTTCACTGGAGCAGTTTCAAAGAGTATCGCTGTTCGCGTTCCCCTGGCTGTTCCCGATTACTGTTTACCGCGTCAATAAGTCGCTCTGGGGGAAATAGTGTGTAGTGCAGATGCCTTTAATGCAGATGATCAATGGTACGACGTGGTCAGAAGGGCCGATAAAGCAGTTATCTATAGCTTCCCGGCGGAAGGGAGATATCTGGTTTATCGAGTAAATGGAATAGTTTCATTACGACCGTTACTCGAAGAGGAAGAAATTTTCACTCTCAACGGGTTTATGCAATTTGCAAAACGACTGGGGTACCGAGTAACTCCACCGTCTGATATTATTCTTTCATAGGCCTGAACAACCTATACCTGATGCGCCACGGAGAGAACCATGGCGCTAGAATTACAACTTATCAAACACCACTCAGGAATACTGATCCCGGCCACACCCGAGACCAGCGATATTCTGCAATCAAAAATTAAGCTCGGCGACGTTCTGGTTGCTGAGTTCAAGCGGGTCCGAAATCCGGCATTCCACCGGCGCTTTTTCGCACTCCTTAACCTTGGCTTTGAATACTGGGAACCAACCGGCGGAGCTATCTCCAGTAATGAGCGCAAGCTGGTTAACGGCTACGCTAAATTCCTCGCATCCTATGCCGGGAATGAAAGCGCGCTGATCGATGCCGCTGAACAGTATCTCGAGCAAATCGCAAGCCGGCGCGTCACGAACGGCATTAGCCTCTGCAAATCTTTCGATGCATACCGGTCTTGGGTAATCGTCGAAGCAGGGCACTTCGACGCCATTCAACTGCCTGACGGCACTCTTCGAAAACACCCTCGCAGTATTTCTTTTGCCAACATGGACGAGCATGAGTTCCAACAGCTGTATAAAGCTGCGCTCGATGTCCTATGGCGATGGATTCTGTCTCGTTCATTCCGCAATTGTGACGAGGCCGAAAATGTCGCCGCTCAGCTGCTTGGCTTCGCGGGGTGATGGGGATGAAATTCACATGGTTCCATCACACCCAGTGCAGCGCCGAACAAGCAGATGAACTACTGGCGCAATACCAGCGCCGTGGTGTGTGCGTCGAACGTAGCCTTAACCCCGATTACATCACCTGGACCGTCAGTGCCCGGCTGCCGGAAAATAACCATCCACCGCGTGCCGATCGCCGGTGGCAAAACCGGATGTGGGGGTGAGCGTGAAGACATATCAAATCACTTTGCCCTGGCCGCCGAGCAACAATCGCTATTACCGATACAACCGAGGGCGTACGCATATAAGCGCCGAAGGCGTCGCCTACCGGAACGCCGTGGCCATTATTGTTCGCAAAAGTCTGCTGAATATCCGCACGGCCGCACCGCTCAAAATGCGTATTGAATGCCACATGCCTGACCGCCGGCGCCGCGATCTGGATAACCTGCAGAAAGCTGCATTCGACGCTTTAACCAAGGCGGGTTTCTGGATGGATGATTGCCAGGTTATCGATTATCGCGTTGTGAAAATGCCGATAGTGAAAGGTGGCTGTCTCGAACTGACTATTACAGAACTGGAGGCCCCATGAGTCCAGAGCTGGTAGAAATACTCCGCATACGTTGGCAGCGTCTCCGCGTTTATCGGCGCCCCGGTTCGGTGCTGGTGGACTACCGCATCCTTCGTAACTTTATTCGCATATACCAGATGGCAGGAGCTGCAGTATGAATCTCGAAAACACTGTGAAGTATCACTTCCCAAAATCCACGCTGATCAGCGATTCTCCGCGCGCAACTGCCTCAGATTCTTTGACCGGCACGGATATCATGGCCGCAATGGGCATGACGCAGGAACGGGCTGCGATGGGTTACAGCGCCTTCCTAGGGAAGATGGGCATCAGCAACAACGATCGGGAGAGGGCGATCGAGCTGCTGGCCCAGTATGCGCTGACAAAATGCGACAAGATAGCAGCGCTGCGTAAGCTGGATATCGGGATTAAGCCACTGGTGATGCGACAGCTGGCCATGTTTGCATTCGAGGATTACTCGCGCAGCGCTGCAAGCGTAAAACCTTGTGAGTGTTGCTCTGGAAGAGGCTTTATCGATGCCGATGTGTTTACGATGAAATCGCACTACACAATGAGGCTTCCGCAATGGGCCAAAGACCTCAAGCAGTCTCCGAGCGATTTTGAAGTTAAACGCCAGGTGAAAGAGGTTGCGCGTATTATCTGTTCAGCCTGCAATGGGAAAAAGGTGATTAGCTGCGCTTGCGGCGATTGCCGGGGCCGCGGTAAAGCGGTTAACAAGGTTCTCACTGATAAACAGGACGTGCCGGTTCTGGCCGATTGCAAACGCTGCAGTGGGCGCGGCTATGAGCGAATCCCTTCGACTGAGGCGTATGCAGCTGTTTGCCAGATAACTGATGCCATCACGCTAGATACCTGGAAGAAGTCCGTTAAGCCATTCTACGATCAGCTCATTTCCAAGTTTGATATCGAAGAAGCGTGGGCTGATGAGCAGCTGAAGCAGATAACAAAATAGGGCGTTATTTTATCGTGAGCTATTTACTTTTCCCGAAACTGTGGTAATTTTGCTCTAACGATGGGTTATTGCCTTCGTTTAAAGCCCTGCGGTTAACACCGTGGGGCTTTTTTGTTCTGTTTAGTCAGTGAGACGGACCCACCCGACTTGATCAAGTATTTCTAATGCTTGGCTCTCTTGATTCTCTCTTCTGAAGCAGATTACATTTTTCGTAGGCATTAAATCTGATGTAACTTTAGTAGAAGATGATGGCATCGTTACTTTTCTTATTACTTCTTTTCCAATATACAGATTATGCGGAGCGCGGCAGCTTCGAGAGAGACTTAAAGATTGAGTTAGTGAGCATTTTTTTGCTTCAGTTTCGGACAATTCACTGACATAGATTAGTTCATCAATGTCAGGCTCTAGAAAAACATCCTCAACCTCAATTTCATAAACAACAAAAAAGTCTGCCTTTTTGAACATGGCCTCTTTGTTTGCCATGTAGGCAGCATAACCGGGGTGATTTGTGAGGTAGATATAGCCATCAGTAGTGGCTAACGCACTGTCTTCACCATAAGTTCTGTCAATATTTTTCGCTATATATCCGCATGATTCAATAAGTTCTGCTGCATGAGATGATGTTCCGTGATAGAGCTTCATTACCTCTCCATATAGTTCCAAGTTTCCGATGGCTGTTACTGCTTTCATTATTATGCCAGCGGTAAAGAATGACATTTCTAACCTTTCTATCAAACTTTTGACACCCACTAATTATGTGAGGTGAGAGCATGTATCGAATGGACAAACTAACAACAGGCATTGCCTATGGTGCATCAGCTGGAAACGCCGGATTCTGGATGTTCCAGGTGCTTGATAAGGTCAGTCCATCTCAATGGGCTGCTATAGGCGTGCTTGGGAGTCTCCTCTTCGGCCTGCTTACGTATCTGACAAACCTTTATTTCAAAATCAAAGAAGATCGGCGTAAAGCCGCCAGAGGCGATTAATGGGAAACAGAGCAAAGCTGAGTGCTGCCGTTCTGGGACTGATTCTCGCTGGCGCACCGGCATCTGTCATCCTCGATCAGTTCTTGAATGAGAACGAGGGTAACAGAACGACGGCCTATCAAGATGGTTCCGGGATCTGGACAATTTGCCGCGGCGCCACGCTTGTGGATGGCAAGAGTATAGAGAAGGGCATGAAGCTGACGCAGGCCAAATGCGACGAAGTTAACGCAATCGAACGCGACAAAGCTCTAGCCTGGGTTGATCGCAATATTAAAGTGCCGTTGACCGAACCCCAAAAGGCCGGCATTGCTTCTTTTTGCCCATACAACATTGGCCCCGGCAAGTGCTTCCCCTCGACGTTCTACAAACGTATCAATGCTGGTGACCGTAAAGGTGCATGTGAATCAATCCGCTGGTGGATTAAAGATGGCGGCAGAGATTGTCGTTTGACCAAAGGCCAGAAAAATGGTTGCTATGGTCAGGTTGAGCGACGGGACCAGGAAAGTGCGCTGGCCTGCTGGGGGCTAGACCAATGAAAATTAATCCGGGTCTTATCGGAGTTGTCGTTATTGCCTGTCTTTCGGTCGCTCTCATTAAGAGTTGCTCAGACGCCAGTAGCTTACAGAACGATAACGACGTTCTGCGAAGTGACAACTCTTTGCAGGGGCAGGTAATCGCCACCCAGGCATTCAACTTCAATCGATTCAATCAGGTTGCAGAACATGCCAACAGGCTTAACTCCCTGATCGATATCAGCACCGAAGAAACCGTAATCGAATACCGGGAGATTCTCCGCCGTGAAAAAACCTGTGATCTGCCTATTCCTGCTGACATTGCTGGTGGGCTGCTCGAATACGCATACCGTTTACGTTCCAGCGCAATGCACCCCGATACCGACAGATCTAACGCAGCCGATGATAGTACCGCTGCCGCTGGCTCAATAACGTACTGCCAAGCTGTGCTCTGGATTAAGCCGCTGCTGGCCGTGATCGAAAAGGGCAACAATAACCTGGCTGGCATACGGCAGATTGAGCAAGAGCGGCAGTGAACCTCAAACAAAGCGTGGCATGCGAAATGCCAGCCTAATGAATACCGAGACTCACAATAACCACTTTCACTAAGTATCTAAGAAGATCTGGTTATTAATAATTGTTATGTTAATGCTTTCAATGTGAGGGCAAAAACATGCATGATTCTGAAGTAACAATTAATGATCTTTACTTGACGGCGAAAGAATATTTCCCACATGGGCTCATGCGAGTAGAGTTATGGGATATTGGAGTTAAATTCATCTGGATAGACCGAGACAGTGATAATCAAGAGCGCTCGGCGTTTCTTCAGGGCCCCCTTAAGGATCTTTCCTTAAGCCAAGTCAGAGGATTTCTGGACGCTGAGACTCAGGAAGACCAAGTCAGCCAGTGAACCACAAACCGTCTCCGGGCGGTTTTTTTATTGTTAGGAGAAACCAAATGAAGCAATAAAGCGGATATGCCGCAGCCAATAGGCAATGCAGCAGTCATGATGCTGCCCCGAGTCGCGTAATGGCGAGCCTGTGAAGTGATGGGTGAGGGTTCATAGATCAAAACAAGCTCCGGTAAAGCAGCGCGAACGCCAGACGCTCACCGGTTATAAGCGGCAATGAAGCGACAGCACCTCAAGGGCATGAGCGCAGCCATTGCGAGAGTGTGGCTGGCATTACAGCAGGCATTCACTGAGTGCCTGTCATATGGCCTTACTTCTGATTATATCCAGGGAAGTGCTCATCAAAAACGGTTTGGGGAACTCTTTCTTTTGCAAACTCAGCGATTCGTTGATTTGTAAGCATGAAGCTACTCCCATGAGGCAACTTCAACAGATCACTGGCCGCAACCCTTCTAACATTGCTGCCTTGTAAAAACAGGACTGTTACTTGTCTAATGAAATATCGCTCGCACATAGGGCAATCAATCATCCATGAGGTATCCCGATTCTGCCATGTGGCATTTGAGCTGCAGACAGGACAGTCTTTTTCTTCAATGTGACCAATAACCATTTTTTGCACTCACGCTGTGAAAGTTAACGAAATCATAGCTGATGCGGAAAAATCATCCATTCAATAACACTCACTGTTAGATCGATAATGCCTTAATTGCGTCGACAGCGCCTCATAGTTGACAGCGGACGTCTGTGGATTTCGAGCAGGAGGAACAGAACCGCGTGGAGAGGGTGTTTGGTCGATAAGGTATCGGCAGTTAAGTGTTTGCCAGGTTAGAATGACCACCTTACTCAGGAGGTGTTATGAATCTGGCAGCATTTTGGGAGAATTTGTTAAGTGGTAAATTTTCTAATATTTTTCATGCGATAGCATATGCCCATTGGGCAAATGTTTGGTCTGCGGTTACAGGAATCTCAACCTTTCTGGCTGTAGTTTTTGCGGTATGGGCGATGATACGCTGGCGAAAACAGGATGAGCTGAAGGTTAAGCTAGCGTTTAAACAAGCCATCTCTCACTATGCATACTGCCTCTACAATATGCCTGGCATGCTTCAATCAAACATGGATGATGTGCTAATCAGAGACAAAAAAGCAAAATTGGAGTCGGCTTTGGAAGCCTGTAGTTACGCGTGGTTTAACATGGAAGGGCTTTTGGCTAAAAATGAAACAATAAAAGTTGCGTGGCAGTCGATAAACGACAAGCATCCCAAGTACTTAAACGGACAACTTCCAGCAACAGATATTGGTGGAAACTGTGCAATTATTATGACGGCAAAGTTCATTTTCAAATAAAAGCCGGGTTTCTCCGGCTCTGCATTAGAACCTGTCCAGATGCGGTGTGGCGTGGGGATTATACTCTTCAACAGTAATCCCCAACTCCTTCCTGAACCACCACGCAACCAGCCGCCGATGGCGAAACTCTCCCGGTGGCTACCAGCACAAGAGTACAGGCTCACAGCCTGCCAGCAGAAGCAGTTCATTCCATGTCTGCTCAGGATTCAGTTTCGCCAGTATTTCGCGCTCTACAAACTCGCCCGGGAAGATGATGCATTTGCGCTGCGCGAACTGCTGAAAGTGGAGAAGAACCAGGAATAGCAAATGAGTAAACCGGATTGGGGATCACTACAGCAACAGTACATCGCTGCACACTCCCGGACCGGCATATCTCCGGCGGACTGGTGCGAAGAGAACGGACTGAAATACGCCACAGCCCGTCGATATATCAAAAAACCTTCTGCGCAAACTGCGCAAAAACCTGCGCAGAAAAAAATGCGCACTACGCAGAAAGATAAAAGCGCAGATAAGCTGGTTGATGATGATGGACTTACAGCTAAGCAGCGCTTATTTGTCGCGGAGTACCTGAAGGACAACAACGCCACCGCTGCCGCTGCACGTGCTGGTTATAGTGACCCAAACTACGGTCGTCAGCTCATAACGAATCCTAACGTTGCGCAGGCCATTGCGCAGCAGCAGAAAGCTTCCATTGCGCGCACGCTTGGCAGCGCCGATGAAGTCCTCGAGCAAATGTGGCAGCTCGCCACCTTTGATGCAAACCAGCTTTCACAATATCGCCGCGGCGCATGCCGTTATTGTTGGGGCTTCGGTCACCACTTCCAGTGGCGTGATGCAGTTGAGTTCGAGGAAGAGACCGCAAAGGTCGAGGGAAGGGAAGGAGCCAGGCAACCAGAAGACACCGGCGGCTATGGCTACGACCACAACCGAGAACCAAACCCAGAATGCCCTCGCTGCAACGGCGACGGCATTGGCCAGCCTTACTTCCCTGATACGCGCAAACTCCCGGCTGTTTCCCGGCTCGCTTATTCGGGTGTGAAGGTCGGCAAGAACGGTGTTGAAATCACAGCCATCAGCCGCGAGCGTATGTTCGAAGCGGTAATGAAGCGGCTTGGCCTGGCGGATAGCGAGTTCGCGCAGCGTCTGCAGCAGATTGAAATTGATCGCAGGTTGCTGGAAGTGGAGAAACTCCGCAAAGAGCTGGCCGGTGATGGTGACGATGATGAACCAACCCCAGTACAAATCAATATCAACGTAGTGGATGCGAGGGCAGATGATGGGGATCAGCCCGACACTTAACATTCCTCAGGCGCGCTTCCTCGCGATGCAGCATAAGTTCAAAGCCTACGTTGCAGGTTTCGGTTCTGGTAAAACGTGGGTAGGCTGTGGTGGCATCTGTAAGGGAATGTGGGAGTTCCCGAAAATCAACCAGGGCTACTTCGCGCCGACATACCCGCAGATTCGTGACATCTTCTACCCGACGATAGAGGAGGTGGCCTTTGACTGGGGGCTGAGCGTCAAAATCAACGAAGGGAACAAAGAGGTTCACTTCTACGAGGGGCGACGGTACCGCGGGACCACAATCTGCCGCTCGATGGAGAAACCCGGCTCAATAGTCGGCTTCAAAATCGGAAATGCGATGGTGGATGAGCTGGACGTTATGCCGGCGGCAAAAGCGCAGCAGGCGTGGCGAAAAATCATCGCGCGTATGCGTTACAACGTTCCGGGTCTGCGAAACGGTATTGATGTCACCACAACACCGGAAGGCTTCAAGTTCGTCTATCAGCAATTTGTGAAGGCGGTGCGGGATAGGCCTGAACTGACAGCCCTGTACGGACTGATTCAAGCCAGCACGTTCGACAATGCGAAGAACCTCCCTGACGATTACATTCCGTCATTGCTCAGCTCATATCCGGACGAGCTGATCCAGGCCTATCTGCGCGGCAAGTTCACGAACCTGAACAGCGGGACGATTTACCACACCTTCAACCGTAAATTGAATAACTGCACTGACGAGATTCAGGACAACGATCCACTGTTTATCGGCATGGACTTCAACGTGGGGAAAATGGCCGCGATTGTTCACGTGAAACGTAACAGTCTGCCGCGCGCCGTTCGTGAGCTGGTGAAGGTTTACGACACACCGGCGATGATCAAACGCATTCAGGAGGAGTTCTGGCGATACGAGGATGGCTGCTATGTTAAAAGCCGGGAGATTTACATCTATCCGGATGCCTCAGGCGACTCCCGCAAATCGCAGAACGCCAGCAAGACCGATATTGCTCAGCTTAACGATGCCGGATTCAGCGTCATAGTCGATGATGCCAACCCGCCGGTGAAGGATCGTATTAACTCGATGAATGCCATGTTCTGCAACGCTAACGGTGAACGCCGGTATCTGGTGAACGTCCAGAACTGCCCGGTCTATACCGAAAGCCTCGAGCAGCAGATATGGGCGGCAAACGGCGAACCGGATAAGTCAGCAGATAACGATCACCCTAACGACGCTGGCGGGTACTTCATCGTGAAGGATTACCCGATCGTGAAGCCAGCCTACTCAATCACCATGGACACCACTTTCTGATATGGCAAACGACGACATCACCTGGGTTCGACCAGAACACCGGGCGGCTTCTGCTGCCTGGCGGAAATACCGCGACTTCTGCAAAGGTGCTGAGGCGGTTAAAGATGCAGGCAATAAATATCTGCCATTCCTCGATCCGACTGATAAATCCTCGCGTAACCGTAAGCGCAACGAGGACTATCTGAGCCGCGCGGTTTTCTACGCCATTACGGGCAATACGAAAATAGGCCTGCTTGGGTTGGCGTACCGGAAAGATCCGACGTTCAGTGGCCCCGAAAAGCTCAAGTATCTGCTGAATAACGCAGACGGGGCGGGGACGAGCATTTATCAGCAGTCCCAACTGGTGACTGAAAACGTGCTGGAGGTTGCGCGAGACGGTATTTACGTCGATTACGCTGAGGCCACCAACGAGGCGATCATTCTTCGCTATCCGACAGAAAACATCATCAACTGGCGAACAAAGCGCATAAACGGGCGCGATCAACTGGTGCTGGTGGTGCTGCGTGAATGTGTCGAACAACCGGATGGTTACGCCTACAAAGATGAAATCCAGTATCGCGAGCTGGCACTGGAAGAGGGGAAGTTTATATGCCGGGTATGGCGCCGAAGCGGCGGAACCGCCAGCGGGACTTATACCATCGACAGCGAGTACCACCCTAAGCCCAAAGGTCTGGATTTCTGGGATGAAATTCCGTTCACCTTTGTCGGCGCGCAGAATAACGATCCGACAATAGATGATTCCCCGCTGGCGGCGCTGGTGGAGATTAACCACGGTCATTACCGCAACAGTGCGGACTATGAAGACAGCGTGTGGTTCTGCGGGCAGGTTCAGCCGTATATGACCGGTCTTGATACTAACTGGCGCGATCACCTCGAGAAGAAGGGCGTGAAAATTGGTTCCCGATCACCGCTTTTGCTTCCCAAAGAAGGCTCGTTTGGTTATGCCCAGGCGCAGCCGAACATGCTGGCTAAAGAGGCTATGGACAGTAAGCGCGATTACATGGTGCAACTGGGCGCCCGACTGATTGAGCAGAACGCCACTGCGAAGACGGCTACCCAGGCGAGCGGTGAGCAAACATCATCAACATCCGTGCTCGGTATTTGCGTTTCGAACGTTTCTGAGGCTTATACGCTGGCGCTGGGCTGGTGTGCAAAATATCTTGGGCTCAAAGATGAGTCTCCTGCTTACACCATCAACCAGGAATTCATCGCGAAGGTGGCCGAGTCCGGGATGGTCACTGCGATCGTGAACGCCTGGCAGTCTGGCGCGTTGCGCGATACCGATATGATTCGGGCATTGCAGAAGCTCGATCTGATTGACCCGGCAGATAATCCTGATGATGTGATCGATGCGCTTCGCAACCAGGCACCCACAATGACAGGAGGCTAGCATGCCAACCGTCAACGAAAGCCTGCGTGACGAGGCGATTGGGCATTCCGTATGGCTCAGCCGCTACGCCACGGGCGTTGCAAATCGGATGGTTAAGTTGTTGAACGAGACGGACGCAGACCTGTCGGCGCGCCTGCTCGATGCCTTGGACAGATTGCCGCAGGAGAGCTTCACCGTTAACCGGCTGGAAAGCTTGCTGGGCAGTGTGCGGCAACTGAATCATCAGGCCGTCTCTGCAATGCAGGCCGGGCTGGAAAGTGAGCTGGTGGCGCTTGCGAAGAACGAAGCCAGCTATCAGTTGAGCCTGTTCGATTCCCTCCTGCCTTCGCAGGTACTCTCCCAATATCCGCTGCAGGGCATTACGGCTGACATGGTCTACGCCGCGGCGATGGCGCAACCCTTTCAGGGGCGGCTCCTGAGCGAGTGGGCGAGCAATCTGGAGTCGGATAGGCTAACGCGCATCGTGAACGCCGTACGGCGTGGTTATCTGGCTGGCGACACAGTGGAAACGATCGCGCGAAACGTTCGTGGCCACGCCAACAAGGACTACCGCGACGGCGCGCTGCAAATGAGCAGGGCGAATGCCGCCAGCATAGCTAAAACTGCAGTAAATCATCTGGCCGCGACCGCGCGTAACAGCTTCACCAGCGCCAACAGCGATATCGTGAAAGGAAAGCAGTGGTTGTCCACGTTGGACAACAAAACCAGCCACGACTGCATTGTTCGCGATCTGCTGCGTTACACCCTGGACAACAAGCCGATGGGGCATAAGGTGCCTTACCTGCAGGGACCGGGGAAAATTCATTTTTGCTGTCGCTCAACCGAAACGCTGATCCTCAAATCCTGGCGAGAACTCGGCATCGATATTGATGAAATGGACGAGGGCACCCGCGCGAGCATGGACGGGCAGGTTCCGGCGAAAACCACGTATCTGGAGTGGCTCAATCGTCAGTCGGCACAGCGGCAGGATCAGGTGGTGGGCGTGGAGCGCGGGCGCATGCTCCGCGCCGGCGAAATCGACCTGAGCGACATGTTCACCGATAAAGGCGAGTGGATAACACTGGAGCGGCTCAAACAGCTATCAGCGACTGATAACTGACAAATATTACTTACATCATGCCCTGGCACCCGCCGGGGCTTTTTTATGGGCAAGGCCCGGCAAAATCCCGAGGGGACATTATGTTAATC